GAGCGCGTGGATTGCCGACCCGAAGGGTGAGCATAGCCTCGCAGAAAGCCCGTTTTCCACCGCCGTTGTCGGGCAGTTCCATTACGGAGATGCCTTCCAAGAATTTCAAGGATACGGTGTCATCGTCCGGTATGAGATAAGCACGGTCGGTATTGACTACGCCAACAGCGGTGTCTGTACCGGATGGAGTGCCATCTACTCGTCCAAGAAATAGATCGGGCAGAATCGAGATTTCACCAAAATCAGAAATATAAGTAAGAACTGATCTGATTAGAGTCTTACCGGATACATCTTGGGTGAACTGGTAGCTTGGGTTGGTGCTAATAGCCGCACGGGTGTAGTCGGTGATTTTGTTCATCACGGCTGGACCACAGAACAACTTAAAACTACTCTTGGCGCCGGAAGCGGTGTACACAGACTGAAGAAGTCCGCGAAGTGCGTCTTCGGTTAAAGATGCCAAGGATACACGGGAACCACTTACTGCACGGAATGCTTGTTTAGCACTTGTATCGAATGTAGAACCAGTCGCACTCGGATTCGAGAATAAACCCAACCCAGCCATTTTACTCGCTACACCTGAAGCACCAGCGACCTGATCGTTACTTGAACCGATAGCTGTTTCAATGGAGCGTTTAAGTTGGATCAAAGATTTAGCCTTGGAAGCGGCAAACAAAGATCCACCAGGAGCTACATCGACCATTTCAGCCTGCCGACTGACGGCGAAATAATCGCGGATTGTCTGCACCCGGTTAGCTAATCTAGCACGAGAATCAATAAGATTTTTTGCTGTCGATAAGGTTAAATCAATACCGTCCTCGACTCCTGCAATATCAGGATTTTCAAGGGAATCGACTAACCATTCGTTAAGAGTCGCTTTAGGAGCGGCGGATTGTGAGAGTGTGCTGTAAAGAGGAGTTTCAGTTGGTTCAACCGTTTTTAAAAGGTTTTCCAAATTTTCCCTTGCGCCTTTACTAGCATTTACATTGTAGGATGTTGCGAGAGCCATTTTTAGTAAGAATTTTGAATTTTAAGAATTAAAGTTTAGTCGCTAAGAAATGCGGCTAGATCATTAGCCGAGAGTGGTCCTTTGCGCTTGATTGCTTCTTTCTGTTTCTGTTTCCGAATATTGGCGTTTTCGATTGGTGGGCTGGCGTTGCCTCCATCCGTTGGTGGTGGAGTCTTTGGCTTGGCGACTGCTTTCTTTTTTGGTGCAGTCTTGGCCGCTTTCTCCAACTGTAGTGCCTCAATCCCTCTTACAAGGGTGGCCGCTACAAAATCGCCGTTTGGTAGATTGTTTAGGATGTCGCCATACTGGCGCTTTAATCCCCCGAATAATTCTTTCCGAGCCTCTGCCGTTTCATCGTCCTGGTTGAGCCAAGGATGTGTGGCGATGGTGTCCTGTTGCCATTGAGCTTTTTCCCGTAAGTAATTCTGCCTAGCTGGAATCTTTTCAGTAAGGTACTCGTCTGCTTGGGTAAGGATGTTGCGGATATCATCATCGCTATATTCCTTGCCATCGACTTCGACATAATCCTTCCCGATATTCTGTAGGGCGAACTTCTTGGCGGCTTGGGCTTCCTTCTGTAACTTTTGCAAGTCCTCAAAGGTTTGAATGTTTTCCAATTCAGGTTGGCCGGTTGCCTGCTCAGTAGGTTGGCTGTTGGATTTAAGAGATTGAATCTCGGCCTTGAGTGCTTCAGCAGTTTCTTCTGCTGACTTAGCCCGTGCGGTTAGTTTATTAACCTGCTTTAGGAGCTTCCCGACTGCCTTGGGAGGTTCTTCTTCAGACTCCTCCTCCTCGTCAGATTCTTCATCGTCTTGCTCGGTTTCCTCTTCGGTATCTTCCTCTTCGGAAAACTGTGAAAGAACATCTTCCTCTTCCGATGCTTCTGCCTCTTCGGACCCCTCGGTTTGTTCCGGTTTAGCCTCATCGTCAGATGCCTTCTGATCCTGTTCGACTTGGTCAACAAAGGATGCCGCCAAATCTTCCATGCTCATTGGGCCTTGCGCTTGATTGTCTTCTGCTCCCGTCTCAGCCGGAGCCTCGCTAATAACTGTTTCTGCCATAATTTCTCTGCGTTTGAAGAGTTCGCACTCTCTTGCGTTGTTCTGCGGAGTAGATACACCCCGCCAATGACAATTTTAGCAGATGAAAACGACAATTATTCAGGAAACTTTAAAAACTTCCCAATTTTCTAAAAACTTCTCATATTTCCCTCGGCTCTGCGGGTTGTGAGGGCATAGAGTTAATCGAATGCCCGACACTTGCAGGCATGGGATCAGGTACCAGCAGTTGCGAGGTTCCACATATGCCGCCACTACATCAACTTTTGTACAATCGATTGGATCTTTCTCTTTGGAGCCGGTGGCCGCAGTAACCATGTACCTACCTAACCCACCCCTATTTTCTTTCATTAAACCACCTGTGCCTTTGACCTGCACCTTAAAGGCTCGGCCTGCCTGGTTCATTACGATGCAGTCCTGCGGAAGGTAGTCCCCTAATGGGGTAAATACTTCGAGGCCATTCTTTAATGCCTCGATGAAAAACTGCTGTTCGTAAAGGTTACCCTTCCTCTTCATCTTCGTCCGAAAGGTCTATATCGCTTTCGAACTCCAATACATCTTCTCCCAGCCACTCGTTTAGATCGTCCATTGCGATCTTTGCCATGTCCATGTCCTCAATATCAGACTCCTCTAGCCATCGATTTAATAAGGCTCGATGCTCGGTCTTGAATTTCTGATGAGGGGTCTCAGTCATCTTTCTCATCGATCAATGTTATAATGCGGTGAAAGGCGGCAATCTCACCCGATAGTCGGGCAAGTTTCTCGGGGCTGTCGATGTGCTGGTAATCCATGAAATCTACTAAGCACGATTCTTTCTGTTCTTTTATAAATTCAACTAAGGCTTTGAACTCGGTTAAGTCCTTTAAGCCAGCAACTGCGTCTTGTATCGTCATGCCGCTACTGCTGTGCCTGGTACATTGCCAGGGGCAGTTCCTAACTGTCCAATCCGAGCATTCTGTTGTTGCTGTTGCTGGAACTCTAGCTGACTAGCATAGGTCTGTAATCTCTTCGCAAAGTTCTCATCGTTTTGCAGTCTTTCCTGCACATCGGTGGCTGGTATCGCTTCACTTCCGGCAATGTACTGCTGTAATACTTGCAAGCGAAGCTGTGCATTTGCCCCCTGCTCGGGTGCATTAACCACCTGACCGGATGCGATCTTGGCGATATCATTCGATGTTTCAATAATCTCCTTCGTTGTGGCCTCCTGTGCAGGCATGATAAGCTGACTTGCTAGGTTTGGATCAATCGCTTCCAGTACCTTACGAAGATATACATCGTAGCGAGCTGTTCCCTGACGATCATACTGTGCCATTAGCTTACCAACGGTATCCAACTTTTGTAGAACCTTCTCCTCGTCTGCATTCATCGAGTTCCATGAAATATTAAAATCATACAACTCCGCAGTTTCATCCAAGATAAGCTGTGCGCCCTGCTCGTTATTTGTTACCCGAAACCATATCATCGGTCCTGAATAAGTACGATCCAAACACCACACTCTCTTGAGGATCTCCTTCCATCCATTCAGCCAGCAGTTCACCAGGTGCTGTTTAATCACATTGGCTTCCACCGCATCTTCAGGACCAGTCGCCCGACCGGTTATGCGGTTACATAGCTTGCGGATATCCATCTCCACCTGTGTCGATGCTGGTGAATACCTCGGTGTCTCCACAAAGCCGACCTCTCCACGCCTACGCACAGGCAAGAATGCACCTGGGCCCAAACGCTCGGGACGGCGGCCAATCGGATATTCCACAGCAGGGAAAGTCGTCATGCTTGCCTGGTCACGCCGCGCATCCATCTCTGTTTTCGCCGCAATCTGATAACTCTTCAGCAACTCAGGGTATCCCCGAGAGTCCAATAAACGATGGTTTAAATGCTCTCTCGTGATACACACAAATGGATATCTCCCCTCGTCATATCCGACAGGCTCATGGAACCCTGCTTCTTCCATCTCCTCAGTCCAGCAGGTCTTGGTAACGACAGGTACATCATCCTCATCGAGTTCCTTGCGATAAGTAGTAATTACTTTAATCAATCCCTCGTAGTGCTGGCTTCCATAATTGTTCCCATAGTCATAGGACATCATGGAGTCGCTGTATCTTTCATCCTCGTAAAAATCTTTAGCCTTCTCAATAGCTTCATCAATCCACTTGGCATCCCATCCCTCGTTGACCTTCTGCTTTAACGCTTCAGGCGTATAGTAATGCAAACAATGGATGGAACGGGCCGACTCCAGGTCGATCACATTACTATCCACGATCAATTCCCGCCCAAGCTCATATGCTTTAACTGCCGGACGATTAACGACCACTTTTTCGGTCGGAATTTCGCTCTCACCTGTCTTGCGAAGTTCATTAAGCATCTTCTTGACCCGTCTCTTCTTCAGGTTAGG